TACGGCCTTCCGTGTATCCGAGTTGGCGAGCATCCAGACGGCAGATATTGACGGCAACCGCATCATGGTAGTCGGCAAGGGAAACAAGCGTGCACAGGTCTATCTGAACAGCAAAGCAACGTACGCGATCAATGCTTATATCAACAGCCGGACCGATAACAGTCCATATCTGTTCATCAGTCGTAACGGCAAGGGTATATCCGCACAGGGCGTCCGCTTTATGCTGAACGAGATCGGAAAACGTGCCGGAGTTGATAACGTACATCCGCACAGATTCAGACGCACTGCTGCCACGATGGTACTGAGGCACGGTATGCCGATCGAGATGGTATCGAAGATGCTGAGACACGACAAACTGCAGACAACCATGATCTATCTGGATCTCGATGAGCGTGAGCTGCAGTATCAGCATCAGAAGTATGTGGGGTAATGCAATGGGCGAGATAGTAGGGCGAGCAGTATCGCGGCAAAACGCATTAGCCATCCTGACCGAATCAAGGCAGTACATTCCTGATGACAGGACACCGGCATATGATGCAGCACTTAACCGTGTGACGTATGAGTTCCGTAGGCACCAGCCAGTCGAACCCAGGATCTCAAATGGCTGGATGCGATGCGGATCATGTGGGACGGACCTTAAAGGGACGGATGTGTATTGTCCGAACTGCGGCAAGGAAGTCAAACGAGTATAGGAGAGGAGGCAGAGCATTATGATTATTACACCAGCTGCATTTGAGGACGAGATGAAAAAGAAGAAGACTCTGGAAGAAGCTGTAGCCTTGATGGCAGATACCCTTGATTCACTTGGATATGCTGCGGGGCTTAAAACCTTCTTCAATTGCAAGGAGATGAATGCAGATGACGATAACAGAAACATATGACTATCTTCTCAGACCGCGCAGACTGGAGCTGTCGATACTGCGGCTGTGTCTGCAGCATGAGGAGTTGCAGACCTGTCTGCTTCCGGCTGCGATCCGGTATGATAAGGACGTGGTCCAGACATCTCCGGAAGATAAGCTGTCCGATGTAGCTGCTGCCGTGCTGGATCTCGAGGACAAGATCCGGCGTATGAAACAGCAGAAGGCCAGGCTGATACTGGAGATCAGCACGGCGATTAATAAGCTGGATGACAGGGAAGCTGTAATACTGACAGCATACTATGTTAAGCGCCTGACCATGGAAGACGTAGCGGATATCATAGACAAGAGCCTGCAGCATACGTACAGACTGAGGAAGAGGGCGGTGCTGCATTTATCTGAGCTGATGTGATTGTATGTTAGTACTGTTATATGGTACGGTGTACGAGCAAGAGAAGGACAGACGGAGACGCCTGTCCTTTTGTAATTTCCTCCCGCCTGGCGCGGGCTCCGCAGCGAATACATTATGATCAATATAGATGAGTTCTATCACAGCTCGAAGTGGAAGCGGCTGCGTGCTGTGATCCTTCGGCGCGATGGGTATCGATGCCAGGAGTGTAAACGATACGGAAGGCTCAGGCAAGCGACTACAGTGCACCACATCCAGCATCTGGATGAACATCCGGAGCTTGCCTATGACCCTAATAATTTAAAAAGCCTGTGCGCGGAATGCCACAATAAAATGCATCCCGAAAAAGGTGGCAGCCGGTTTCGATGATTGGCAGCTACCCTCCCCCGTGTGCGTGTGTGATATCTGACCACCGGGGCACCGGGCGAGGGGGCTTTTTCCAACTCTAAAAGAAGTTTGAGGATTTTTTTATGACAAAGGCCGAATGGCTCCGAAAAATTAAAAAAGCTGTGAAGGCAGTCGGGACATATCAGGCCTCTTTTGCTGGTCCGATGGACACCCTGGCCGGCATTCTGGAACGAAGGGACAAGGCTGTCGCCGATTTTGAGGAGAGCGGCAGCGTAATGGTCTATCCGGTGACGAATACCCAGGGAGAGACGGTCCTGAAGCAGAATCCGCTTCTGAAGACAGTGAACGAACTCAACCGTGACGCTTTGGCCTATTGGCGGGATCTCGGGCTGACTCCGGCGGGCTTAAAGCGCATCAACGACGCAGCCGTCCAGAAGAAACAGGACGAGTCGCCGCTGGCTGCAGCGCTTTTGAGGCTGAGCGATGGCGCATGATCACTGGCGGCAGGTCCTCGACTATGCGGAAGGCATCCGCGGCGGCAGGATCCTCGCAAACCTGGAACGGCGCCAGGCGGTTGACCGGTTTTTCCGGGATCTCGATAACCCGGATTACGAGCTGAGCCATACCGGTCCGGAGTTCTGCATCGGTGTGATCGAGACGACACTCTGCCACCAGCAGGGCGAAGATCTTGCCGGAAACCCGCTCCGCGGCACGCCGTTCATCCTGCAGCCCTTCCAGAAGTTCATCATCTATAACCTGGTTGGATTCAAGCTGAAAGGTACGGACATCGTTCGCTTCCATGAGGCACTGATCTACATGCCGCGAAAGAACGGCAAGACCGGTTTTGCGGCGGCATTGGCCTGGGCATTATCACTCTGGTACCGGCGTTCCGGATCGAAGTGCTACATCACGAGCGCGGCGCTCATGCAGTCGCTGGAGGCTTTCAACTTCCTCGACTACAATGTGGAGCGCATGGGAGAGAAGCAGGTCCGCGGCAAGAAGGGCGGACTGGTAAAAGTAATCGACAACAATAACGAGCACTCGATGGAGGCGCAGCTTCCTGATGGATCGTTTTTTATTCGGGCACTCGCAGCGAATCCGGACGCGCAGGACTCTCTGAACGCGAACCTCTGTATCTGCGATGAGATCCATGCCTTCAAGCAGCCGAAGCAGTACAACCTGTTCAAGGAATGCCAGAAGGCTTATACGAACAAGCTCCTGATCGGGATCTCGACAGCCGGCGATGATGCGCAGGGCTTCCTGGCTCAGCGCCTGAAGTACTGCCGGCAGGTCCTCGACGGTACGATCAGGGATGAGCAGTATTTTATTTTCATCTGCTGCGCGAATCCGGGCGAAGACGGAGAGATCGACTACACGAATCCGGCAGTCCATGAGATGGCAAACCCGAATTATGGCGTGACGATCCGGCCCGCTGAGATCCTGAACGACTCGCTGCAGGCCCAGAACGACCCGCAGCAGCGCAAGGACTTTTTTGCGAAATCTCTGAACATTTTCACATCAGCGATAAAGGCCTGGTTCGATATCGAGGAGTTTCGCCGGTCCGATCAGCAGTACAGCTGGACGCTGGAGGAGCTGGCGAAGCTTCCGATCCAGTGGTACGGCGGCGCCGATCTCTCGCGCATGTACGACCTAACGGCTGCTGCGCTGTATGGCAATTATAAAGGCATAGATATCTGCATCACGCACGCATTCTTCCCGGTCACGCAGGCAGCCAGGAAGGCAGACGAGGACAACATCCCTCTGTTCGGCTGGGCTGATGATGGCCTGCTGACCATGTGCAACAGCCCGACTGTTAATATCGCGGACATAGTCAACTGGTTTCTGCGCATGAAGCACATGGGCTTTAAGATCGCCCAGGTCGGACACGACCGGAAGTTTGCTGGAGAGGAATACTTTCCGGCGATGAAAAAGGCCGGTTTTAAGATCATTGATCAGCCGCAGTATTTCTACCTGAAGAGCCAGGGCTTCCGGCATATCGAAAAGGCCGTGAAGGACGGGCTCTTTTACTATATGCACTCAGAAGCCTATGAGTACTGTGTGCAGAATGTTTCCGCTGTCGAGAAGACCGACGACGCGGTCCAGTATGAAAAGATACAGCCGGAGCACAGAATTGACCTGTTCGACGCTTCGGTATTTGCCTGCCTCCGGATGATCGAGGCCCAGGCGAAGAGCAAGAAGGCGAGCGCCTGGTTTGGAGATAAGAAGGAATGAGCAAGAAGAAGATTAAAAACAGACGAGGCTCTACGGCGACGACTCCGAAGAGCTACACCGCGATCTGGCTGTCCGACTCTGACATCTGTCTGAGTGGTTATGTGCGTCTGGACAGGAACCCGGAGATCGTAGCGGCCTGCAGAAAGATCGCGATGATCCTAAGCTCCGCGACGATCCACCTGATGAACAACACGGAGAACGGTGACGTCCGGATCGTGAACGAGCTCTCACGGGCGATCGACATCGATCCGATGCCCACCATGACCAGGTCGACCTGGATGGAGGCCATCGTGATGAACCTGCTGCTCTATGGCAAGGGCAACAGTGTCGTGGCCCCGCACACATGGAAGGGCCTGCTGCAGTCCCTGGAGCCGATCAGCGCTTCGCGTGTGAGCTTTCTGCCGGTCGGCAACAGCTTCCGCGATTACAAGGTCATGATCGACGGCGCGGAACGGGACCCACAGTCTGTGCTGCACTTCGTATATAACCCGGATCCGACGTACCTCTGGAAAGGCTGCGGCCTGACAGTGTCCCTGCAGGATCTCGCCGATAACCTGAAGCAGGCGGCAAAGACAGAGAAGGCTTTTATGAGTTCCGAGTACAAGCCGAGCATCATCGTAAAAGTTGATGCCCTGACGGAGGAGTTTGCTTCTCCGGAGGGCCGTCAGAAGCTCCTCGACAGTTATGTCCGGCCCGCGAAGACCGGAGACCCGTGGCTGATCCCTGCGGAGCAGTTTGAGGTCGACCAGGTCAAACCGCTGACGCTCGCGGACCTCGCGATCGCCGACACGGTCCAGCTCAACAAGAAGACGGTCGCCGCCTTGTTTGGTGTCCCGGCGTTCGTGCTGGGTGTCGGTGAGTATAAGCGCGACGAGTGGAACATGTTCATCCAGTCCACGATCATGCCGCTGGCAAAATCGATCGCGATGGAGATGACCAAAAAGCTGATCCTCAATCCGGCATGGTATCTGACCTTTAATGTCTGGAGTCTGATGGACTACGACCTGAAGGCGACATCCGACGTATTGCTTGCCGGCGCCGACCGTGGTTTTGTCAATGGCGACGAGTGGCGTGATCGGATGCACATGAGCCCGGCAGGCCTGAAGGAGTACAAGATCCTGGAAAACTACATACCGTATGATCTGAGCGGCGCTCAGAAGAAGCTCGTACCTGGAGGAGACTGATATGGATTTTATGATCTGCAAGCACGGCTACAGAAAGCTGAAGGATAACCGGGTCTACTGCAAGAAGGACGACGCGCTCTGCGTGCACGTCTACATGTGCCAGCTTAACTGCAGGTGGCAGCAGACCGCGCAGGCCGGTGACTGCCCGAAGGCGGCAGACGCTCCGGTCGAGGAAAAGCCGAAGAAAGGAAAAAAGAAATGACGAGAGATCTGAGACAGACAAGGTCTGTACCGACCGAATTTATCACGAGGGATGACAGCGGTGCTCTTTCGATCGAGGGGTATTTCGCTGTTTTTGATAGCAACTATGAGATCGGCCTGGGCATGAGTGAATCCGTTGCCCAGGGCGCTTTCTCGAGGACGATCTCCGGAGACATCCGGGCCCTGATCAACCATGACACCACACTGGTGCTCGGAAGGACAAAGGCCAACACTTTACAGCTGCGTGAAGATGCACACGGCTTATGGGGACATATCGACATCAATCCGAACGATGTTGACGCGATGAACCTGTATGAGCGTGTGAAGCGCGGTGATGTTGACCAGTGTTCTTTCGGCTTTGACATCCGTTCCGAGGATACCGACATCCGTGAGGACGGAAGCATTCACTGGACGATCAAGGACGTGGATCTCTATGAGGTCTCCTGCTGCACATTCCCCGCATACGAACAGACGAACATCTCGGCAAGAGAGCGGACCCGTGACGAAATCCGCCAGCGTGAGCTGTCCGCCTGGAGAGAAAAGGCGAAAGAGAGGTTACATAATGGCACTTAAGGTACTTATGCTCCGGAAAAGGCTTAACGATGCCCAGAAGGCACTCGAAGCACTGAGAGTGAAGGACGCAGAATTTGAGACCCGTGAGAAGGACCTCGAGGCATCCATCGAGGAGGCGGGCACTGATGAAGAGCGCTCTGCTGTAGATGAGGCGATCGCCTCTTATGAGACTGAAAAAGCAGAGCACGAGACCCAGAAGGGCGAGCTGGAGAGACAGATCTCCGAGCTTGAGAACAGCATCGCAGCTGAAGAGGCTGCACAGGCAACCGATCCGGCACCGGCAGCACCGGCTCCGGAAGAAAGAAAGGAAATCAAAGATATGAACACCAGAGACAAGATCTTCGGCAAGATGAGCATCCAGGAGCGTACTGCTCTGTTTGAGCGTGAGGAGGTTAAGGCATACCTCGCAGAGATTAGATCCTGCATTTCCGAGAAAAGAGCGCTGACCAATGTCGGCCTTACTATCCCGGAAGTTTTCCTGGGACTGCTCCGTGAGAACGTAACCGTATACAGCAAGCTGTACAGACACGTAACCGTCAGACCGATCGGCGGCACCGGCAGAGAGGTCATCATGGGCTCCGTCCCGGAGGCTATCTGGACTGACTGCTGCGCTGTGCTGAACGAGCTCAGCCTCGGCTTCAATGATGTCGAGGTTGACTGCTTCAAGGTTGGCGGCTACTTCAAGGTCTGCAACGCGGTCCTTGAGGACAGCGACATCGATCTTGCAGCTACTCTGCTCGATGCACTTGGCCAGGCGATCGGTTTTGCACTTGACAAGGCTATCCTGTACGGCCGTAACGCTTCCACCGCTATGAAGATGCCGCAGGGTGTTGTTTCCCGTCTTGTACAGACCGAGGCTCCGTCCGGGTATCCGGCAACGGCAAGACCCTGGGCTGATCTGCACACCAGCAACGTCGTGACCATCACCGCAGCGAACTCCACCGGCATCAAGCTCTTCCAGAGCATCCTGACCGCAGCTGCTGCTATCAAAGGCAAGTATGCACGCGGCGCTAAGACCTGGGTCATGAACGAGACCACCTACACCAAGCTGCAGGTCGAAGCTATGAGCATTAACGCTGCAGGCGCGATCGTTTCCGGTATCGGCGGTACTATGCCGGTCGTAGGCGGCGATCTTGAGGTCCTCGATTTTATCCCGGATAACGTGATCATCGCTGGTTACTTCGAGCTTTATCTCCTCGCTGAGAGGGCAGGCTCCAAGTTCGCAAGCTCTGAGCACGCTTTCTTCATCCAGGATCAGACCGTATTCAAGGGTACCGCTCGCTACGACGGCGTTCCGGTGATCGCTGAGGCTTTCGCAGCCATCGGCATCGCAGGTACTGCTCCGACTGCAGCTATGACCTTCGCAGCTGACGCAGCTAACGCCTGATGAGGTGACGCCGTGCTGGAGATGCTGAAGTATGACCTCGGGATAACGACCACGGCGTACGATTACAGACTGACACAGTATCTTGAGAATGCCCAGACGGAGATCACCCGCGAGGGCATTTCTCTTGATACTACGGCGATCGGCGACATGTCGCTGGTTGTTATGTATGCAGCCTGGCTGTGGCGTAAACGCGCAGACGGTCCGGGGATGCCCCGGATGCTGCGTTATGCACTTAATAATCGGCTGTTTGCCGAGAAGATGAAGGGCACAACGAATGGATGATATCCTCTACCTGCTGGCTTCCGAGCCGGCCCGAAATGAATATGGAGTGATCACTGAGACACTCACAAAGCGCCGTGTTTTTTGCCGTGTGCTTTCCGTATCCAGGGCTGAGTTTTACGAAGCTGGCAGGAACGGATTAAATCCGGCGTACGAGTTCATCGTTTTCGCGGCTGACTACTGCGGCGAGACAGTCTGCGAGTTTGATGGTCAGACCTATAGCATCTATCGGACCTATCACGTACCGGGTACAGATGAGGTGGAGCTTTACTGTGAGCGGAAAGGCGGCACCAATGGCAAGTCGTAAGAAAATCAAGCCTATCGACCTCAGTAACGCGATTCAGGAAATTCTGGGCAAGTATGGCGACGATGTTTATGACGTGTTGGAAAAGGCCGTTGAAGATGTATCCGATGA